AAATGCTGCTTCAATCACTCTTGCAAACGCAGGTATTGGATATTCCAACGGAACATTCACGGGTGTACCTCTTTACAATATTACAGGAAACGGATCTGGTGCTACTGCTTCTGTCACGGTTTCTGGTGGTGTTGTTTCTTCAGTTTCTGTCGCATCAACCGGAAACGGTTATATTAAAGGAGATCTTCTTGGAATCACAACTTCGAACGTTGTTAAAGGTGCAGGTGCAGAACTTACTGTTAACACCGTCTTTGGTCGTGATACCTTGTATCTCACCAACGTTCAAGGTGAACAGTTCACAGATGGTCAAGATTTAGTTATCTTCAACGGAAATACTTCAACAGGACTTGCTAATACGGACATTAGAGGAAATTCTACCGTAATTAATGATCTGTTTACTGGTAACGTTCTTGAAGTTGAACAATATAATCATGGAATGCAGGCAGACACTAACATTGTTGAACTGTCTAATATTAGACCCACTACGGAACCCATTCAGTTAACGGCAGAACTTGGAATGACAGATTCCACAATCTCTGTTGCTAACACGACACCATTTGCAACGTTTGAAGGTATTACAACTTCAACTGGATACGTTCAAATCAACAATGAAGTTATCTTCTACGATAGTATTGGATCTGGTACTCTGGGTATTGGTGAAAGAGGTGTTGATAGTTCCTTAACTAGACCTCATGCAGATGGTAGTCTTGCTTACAAGTATGAGTTCAACGGTATATCTCTTACCGGAATCAATACACATCACACAATGCCCAATACGGCACTTCTGAGCGATACAAAGGATATTGACAAGTATTACTTAGAAATTAATCGTGGTGCAAGAGCAAATCTACAAAATCGTGCTACTGGAGACAATCAGGTAAGTTTCACTGATAATAGAACAGGTGGTGGGGACGAAATCTTCGCCTCTCAAAATATTCAGTTTAACGAAGTTAATCCTAGATTTAACTACATTACTCCTGGAAATACTTCCATTAGTTCCAGAATAAGAACAGTTTCTGCTACAAGTGCTGGAGGATCTGAGGTTTCATTCCTTGATCAAAACTTTGAAGACATTGAACTCAATAGATTCAATAAACTGAATTCTACAAGAATGGTTGCTTCTCCCAGAAACGAAGATGCTTATCTAACTGATCTTCCCAAGAATAAATCCTTCACATTAGCAGTTAGATTTGAAAGTGACGATCCTAAGTTGTCTCCTGTTTTGGATACAATGAATGGAACTATATTCTATCGCAGAAATAGAATTAACAAACCCATTGACAATTATGCGTTAGAACCTGGTGCAAATCTTAATACTGGTGATCCTCATGCATCGACATACATCACTAGAAGAGTTGATCTTCAGCAACCTGCAACTTCACTAAAAGTTCTTGTTGCGTCAGATAGACATGCATCATCCGACTTTAGAGTTCTCTACAAGTTGTTCAGACCAGATTCGACTGATGTTGAACAGACTTATGAATTCTTCCCTGGATATGATAATCTTGCAGATACTGATGGAGATGGATTTGGAGATGAAATTATTTCATCTAGATTAAATAGTGGTAGAGCAGATGCCTTTGTGGCAGACAGCAAAAATGGCGAATTCAAAGATTATCAATTCACAATTGATAATCTGCCTGAGTTTACCGGATTTGTGATCAAGATTGTATCCAATGGTACAAACGAAGCATACGCTCCACAATTCAAAGATCTCAGAGTTATCGCATTAGCATGATACCAGTTGAAGGACATAAAAATCTTTATAGAGATGAAAATACGGGCGCTATTGTCAATTGCGATACAGCGTCCTATCATCAGTATATTAGAATGAGATCTAAGAAGAAAACTCAAAAAGAAGAGTTGGATCAGATCAAATCTGATATTGATGAAATTAAGTCACTACTTAAGGAGATTATCAATGGACCCAAACCAAATTGAACTTACTAATCTTAGTAAGAGTTTTGAATATCACAAACTAGCGTCTCAAATTGACGAGTGTGATGATAGAGAAATATTGAAAAATATTGCGAAATCTTTCTGCAAGTTATACTACAAGCAACAAGAAACGATGTCCGTCATCGGTATTCCTAACGCTGCCTGATTGATTGTTCGATTTTATATAGTATAAATACACTTTAGATCTGAAATTATTTTATAAATGGCAGCTGTTTATGTTAGCAACCTAGTAATTAACTCTGGTGCTACATTTTCTCAGACCTTTAATTTAGAAAACTCTGCCTCAAGTTCATCATTGAACCTGAGCAATTTCACTGTTGCTGCTCAAATGAGAAAGCACTCTGGAAGTACGGGGGTTACAACTTTTACATCCACCATCACTGATAATACTGGAGGAACGATAAGAGTCGGTCTGACCAGTGCAACAACTGCTTCGTTAAAACCTGGTCGTTATGTATACGACGTTATTGTATCCGATTCTTCTGGAGAAGTAACGAGAGTAGTTGAAGGATCAGTTTTAGTTAGAGAAGGAGTGACACGCTGATGGCGGATATCAAGGTAAAAGTAGGACAACAAAATGCTATAAAAGTAGTTTCCTCTTTAGCAGGAAACGTTAGTGGTTCCTTAGCGGGACTCAGTGATATTGATGCTTCAAATCCTCAAAATGGACAAGTCTTAGTCTACAACTCTACCACCGGAAAGTGGACGGGAACTTTAGATCTAACCCCAGGAAATACACAAAATTTGGACATCAACGGAGGTAGCTTTTAATGGCTAGTATTATACGAGTAAAAAGATCGACGGGGGTAGCTGCTCCTTCGACTCTAAATTTCGGTGAAGTTGGACTTACTATCGGTGTAGGTACTCACGGCAATTCTGGTGGAAGATTGTTCGCGGGTGACAATGCATCGAATCCCCAAGTAATCGGTGGTAGGTACTTCACGGATCTCTTAAGCATTGCTCCTGGTTTAGTTGCAGGTCAGTCAAACCCAACTACAGCGGCAAACGGATTTGTTCCCATCGTTGACGCGAATGAGAAAGTCGATAGATGGAACGTAGATAATTTAAGATTAGATGGAAATACATTTTCCTCTACGAATACGGATGGAGATATTAACATCGATCCTAATGGGACCGGTGAAATTGTCATTCCTGATGATACATTCCTTACCTTTGGTACTAGTAAGGATGCAAAGTTTGAATATGATGAAAATGGAACAGATCAGTTAAACTATACTGGTGCTGATTTTAGAATTAATGTAGCAACTCAATCTAATAGCAAAGACACTGGTGCTCTTATTGTAGAAGGTGGCGTTGGTATTGAGAAGAATCTCAATGTCGGTGGTGCATTTGATGTAACTGGCATTTCATCATTTTCAAGTCAGGTAAACATTACCGGTGGACTTGCCATTACCGGTGGAATTGAAGTTGATAATATTGGCATTTCATCCAATATTATTGCAACAAGACAAGGCGGTGGAAACACCTTATACATTGACCCATATCCCGATGGTCTTAGCAACGAAGGTTTAGTTGTTGTTAAAGGTGACCTTCAAGTTGATGGTACTACAACTACCGTAAACTCTACGGCAGTAACCGTCAATGATGCCATTATGCGTGTTGGTGATACAACCAGCACAAGAACCGTAATGGTGACAGTTGGTTCAGGAACATCAACAGTTGTTCTTGATTCTATTGTCGGTATTAACACTGGTGACGTTGTAGCTGGCACAAACATTGGTGCCGGAACATCTGTTCATTCATATGTTACACCTGCAGGTGGAGTTGGTCTTGGCACAATCTTCTTGGATGCCAATACAAGTGGTTCAATTGGCACCACAACTCAACTGACAATCACCCACGCTTATGACACCAATACCGACAGAGGTATTGCATTTGATTATAATACTTCGCTCGGAACCACAAATAAGAAAACTGGTTTCTTTGGTTTCGATGATAATTCCATTGCAAGCAGTACAGCAGGTGCTCTAAATCATGGCACTCATGCCAATGATACTAGAAGGTGGACTTATGTTCCTGATGCAACTATCAGTAATGAAGTTGTAAGTGGAACCAAAGGTTTCTTAGATGTTAAAGGTATCTATTATCAGTCTGGTGATTTTAGCACCAATGGTATTGTTTACTTTGACAATCAAGGTCTGCAGAGATCTACAATTGATCCCACTAATGCTAACGGAACAAGAACTTCTACGCAAGTTTTGACCGCCGTTACTGAAATTGTTCTTACTTTATCAGCAACTCATACATTTGCTGCTGGAGATCAAATCACTCAGCAAAGCAATAGTGCTGCGTATGGTGTTGTTAAAACGAGCACATCTTCTTCAAACAGTGTAACACTTATTGGTGTTCAGGGTACATTTGATACTACAAATGATCTCGTTAAAAACGGGACTAGTACTTCAATTAACCCTACCGCTAATACGACTACATATACTAACAAGCCTACTTGGACTGATACACTGGATGGAGGAACCTTCTAAAGATCATGAGCAACCCTAATAATGATGTTGATGTGAATGTATTGATTAAACTTTATAATCAAAAACTGGCAACATTAGCAAATCAGAATGTATTATTAGAGGCAAAGTTACAAACAATCATGCAAGATCACTTGGATGAAATGAGTAACATAGTTGCCGAAAAAAATGAAATTGAAGATAAGTATGAAAATCTAATGGCGGAAATAGAAGAGGAAGACAACTAAAATGGCAAAACCGTCCACCAAACAACAACTAATCGACTACGCATTGCGAAAACTTGGTGCTCCTGTATTGGAGGTAAACCTTGATGACGATCAGATTGATGATTTGGTGGATGACACCATTCAACTCTTCAATGAGCGTGCATATGATGGAATTGAAAGAATGTATCTCAAATATGAGATAACTCAAGATGATATTGATAGGGGTAAAGCAACCGGAACAAGTGGCGTAGGTATCGTAACCACAACTGGAACATCTACAGCAATTAGTGGGTATGGAACTACCTCTACTAATTTCTATGAGAATAGTAACTTCTTACAGATTCCTGAACCAGTAATCGGTGTAAACAAAATTTTTAAGTTTGATACTAGTTCCATCTCAGGTGGAATGTTTAGTATTAAATATCAACTATTCTTAAATGATTTATATTATTTTAACTCGGTTGAGTTATTGCAGTTCGCAATGACTAAGACTTATCTTGAGGATATTGATTTCTTATTGACTCCAGATAAACAAATTAGATTTAATAAGAACCAGAATAGACTATATTTGGATATTGAGTGGGAATCTCAAACAGCGGGAGATTTCTTAATCATTGATTGTTTTAGGGCACTGGATCCTGAAACATTCAGCGATATTTACAATGATAGATTTGTGAAGAGATACCTTGTTGCTCTTATGAAGAGACAGTGGGGTCAGAATCTGATCAAGTTCAGAGGAGTAAAACTTCCTGGAGGATTAGAACTTAACGGAAGAGAAATTTACGAAGACGGAGAAAGAGAGTTACAAGAAATTAAATCCAAGATGGCACTGGAGTATGAAACTCCTCCTCTTGATTTTATAGGTTGATGAGATATGGCATTAAATCCGTTTTTTCTACAAGGTTCACAGGGCGAGCAGAGACTAGTTCAGGACCTAATTAACGAGCACCTTAGAATCTATGGTGTTGAAGTAACTTATATTCCCAGAAAGTTTGTCGCAAGAGAAACGATCATGGAGGAAGTAACATCCTCCAAGTTTGATGATAACTTTTTGATTGAGGCATATGTAAATACGTATGAAGGATATTCTGGATCAGGAGATATTCTTACAAAATTTGGAATGAGTCTGAGAGATGAAGTAACTCTCACATTATCAAAAGAAAGATTTGAAGACTTTATTGCACCATTCTTGGATGCAATGCCAGAGTCTGAAGTAGAGGTTTCTACCAGACCTAGAGAGGGAGACTTAATTTATTTTCCTTTGGGTCAAAGACTCTTTGAGGTTAAGTTTGTAGAGCATGAAAAACCCTTCTATCAGTTGGGCAAAAATTATGTTTACGAACTGAAGTGTGAACTCTTCGAATACGAAGACGAAGTTATCGATACTGATATCGACGAAATCGATACTCAGATTCAAGATGAAGGGTTTATCACAACTCTCAACCTGGTTGGAACTGGAAGAACTGCAACTGCAACGGCAACCTTATCTCAGCCAACTGGATATATTCGGAAGATTGTTCTTAACAACGATGGTAGTGGTTATAATACTGCACCTACTGTTGCCATCTCTACAGCACCGACAGGCGGTGTTAATGCCACTGCAGTAGCGATTACTACTAGCATTGGTGGTGTTAAGTCTATCAAGGAGATTCTGCTTACTAACGCCGGTTCTGGGTACGTTACACCGCCATTGGTAACTATCTTAAACACAGGAACTGGTGGTGTTGGAGCAGCGGCAACAGCACTGATTGAGACTACAGGTAAGGGTGTTATTAACTTTACTGTAGTCGATGAAGGTGTTGGATATTCTAACTCCAGTCCACCATTAGTTACAATTTCTGAACCCACTGGAAGTGGCACTACTGCAGTTACAAATGCACAGGCAGTTATATTTGATAATAAGGTATCTTCTATTAGAGTTAGAGATGCTGGTATTGGACACACCGTAGCGCCCACAGTCACCATTGGAAACCCATCTATCATCACTGGTATTGGCACATATCAATTCAATGAAATTGTCAGAGGCGTTACTTCTGGCACAGAGGCAAGAGTTAAGTCTTGGGATTCTGATACTAAGGTTCTCAAGATTTCTATGGTGGGAATCGGAACAACCGTATCTGGATTCATACCTGGAGAGGAAGTAAGATCTACCGAATCTTTGGCGTTTATTACTAACGTTTCGTTTGGTGCAACCATTGGCATTCAGACAAACATTATCTCTGGTATAAGCACTGCAGGTATTTCTATTGCTGATGACATTGCAGATTCTGTGAACGTAATCGGTGCTGGTATAACCGTTAGTGCAATCGGTGCAGGTCAGATTACATTGAGTCAGAGCACTATTAACCTTACTCCCATCACACAGACTGTCTCTATCGGAACCACTACATTTACCACATACAGTGTTTCTACTTATGATGACCGTGATATATACGATGAGTATAGTGAAAATGATGAGTTTGAAGTTGAAGCAGACGACATCATTGATTTTTCACAATCTAATCCCTTTGGTACTTACTAATGTTAGGAACTTATTTTTATCACGAGATATTAAGAAAAACAGTAATTTCGTTCGGAACACTGTTTAATGATATCCATGTGCGTCATGAAGGTGCCAGTGGTTCTAGCATTAGTGATATGAAGGTTGCTCTTGCTTATGGTCCGGTTCAGAAGTTTTTAGCAAGATTAGAGCAGCAGGCGGATCTCAATAAAGCAACTCAAATGAGTTTGCCTAGAATGTCGTTTGAGATGAACACAATACAATATGATGCATCCAGAAAATCTGGTATTACTCAAACATTCAAAGCATCTGATGGAACAAACTTAAGAAAGGTATTCATGCCTGTTCCATATAATATTGGTTTTGAACTTAATATCATGACCAAGTTAAATGATGATGCACTTCAGATTGTAGAGCAGATATTACCTTTCTTCCAACCATCTTTTAATTTAAGTGTTGATTTGGTAAGTGTTATTGGAGAGAAAAGAGATATTAGCGTAGTTCTTGATAGTATCTCATTCCAAGATGATTATGAGGGAGACTTCTCTACACGAAGGGCTTTGATTTACACCTTACAGTTTACCGCTAAAACTTATCTCTTCGGTCCCGTTGCCGATACTCCTGAAGGTCTCATCAAGAAAGTTCAGGTTGATTATCATACAACCACTGATAGAGAACTTGCAAGAAGACAGGTTAGATATGCGGTTACTCCTAAGGCATTAAAAGACTATAATGATGATAATGTATGCGTATTAAACGCCAATATCACTAAGACTAAAACTAGACTCACAATTAATGATAGTTCTAATTTAGCGGTCGATGATCGAATCATTATCGACAGTGAAATTATGCGAATTGATGAGATTATAGATGCACAAACTATCGCAGTTAAGAGAGGTATAGATAATACTATAGCAGCACCACATATTGCTGGATTAAATGTAGATAAACTAACTGCTGCCGATGATGCTCTCGTCGATGTGGATGATAGTTTCGGATTTAATGAAGTTAAAACTGAATTCTTTGACTCTACAACATTCAATCCTGCATCTAGAACTGATTCATAATAATCATGAACACTAACTTTGATAAAATTGACGAAGCACTCAACATTGAGAGTAGCATTGTTGAGTCTAAACCAATAAAACCTGTCCCACCAAAAGTGGAGAAGGACGATGTAAAAAAAGATTATGAATATACTAGAGCAAACTTATATTCTTTAATTGAAAAGGGACAAGAAGCAATCAATGGTATCATGGAACTTGCAGGAGAAAGTGCAAGTCCTAGAGCATATGAAGTTGCTGGTCAGTTAATTAAGAGTGTTGCTGATACAACAGACAAATTGGCAGATTTGCAGAAGAAGGTAAAAGATTTAGAAGAAGATAAACCAAAAACTCAGAATAATGTTACTAACAACGCATTATTTGTAGGATCTACGTCAGATCTCTCAAAAATGCTGAAACAAGGTTTTCTAAATAATAATACGCAAGATACCACAGAAAACTGATCATGGGTTGGTCTGACAAATATAAAAAGTCAATTGACTGCAACAACCCTAAAGGTTTTTCTCAGCGTGCTCATTGTCAAGGACGTAAAAAGAAGATGAACGAAGAGAAGGGAAATGGCAGGTGTAAACCTGGACATTACTACTGCTACACCAATAAAGAATGCAGACCTATTCCTGCAGGATTTATGGTGGACCCTCAAGGTATGCTCCGTAAAGAAAACGGACACACTGTTGATGAAGGAACTCTTCATAAGTGGTTCAAAGGTTCTAAGTCTAAAGATGGTAAAGGTGGTTGGGTTAACGTTGTAACTGGTGGTACTTGTGCTAGTGATGAACCCGGTGAGGGAACACCTAAATGTGTTTCTTCTGCAAAGAGGGCAAGTATGAGTAAGTCAGAAAGACTATCTGCTGCTCGTCGTAAAAAGAAAGCAGATCCTGGTCAACAACAAAAAACTGGTGCTGCAAAACCAACTTATGTCGCTACTGACAAAAAGAAAAAGGTGAGTGAAGCGGTAATGCGAGATAAGCAGGGTCTTGATAAGTTTGATAGATCTAAGCGTATGATTCGTCACATGCAAGATAAGTATGGTCCTGCTAAGTCTGGATTTGGTCCCGATTCTAAGTTTAGAACTGGAAAGGACCATAGTGTTGCTAATGAGAAAAAAATGAAAAAGAAGGTAAACGAGTCCTCCGAAACAATGCAGGCAAAAGTTGCTAAGTTGAGAGAAAGACAGCGTGCCAAACTTGATGCCACTAAGAGAGCAGGTGAATCATCCAGAGCACAAATTGCAAAGCAACAACAAAAAGCAGCAGAAAAAGAAACCATGAAACAAGAAATTAAAAGAGAACTTACCACAGAAGGAAAAGATAAAAAAGGTAAGGGTAGTGGTACTAAAGATGCTTGCTATCACAAGGTAAAGTCTCGCTATTCTGTCTGGCCTTCTGCATATGCATCTGGAGCACTTGTCAAGTGTCGTAAAGTTGGTGCTGCTAACTGGGGTAATAGCACAAAGAAAGAGGATTATGATTTCTCAAACTGGAGAGATGAATTCAAAGCACTTGAAATTGAAACTGTCGATTTAATTAAACCAGAACCTCTTCTCAGTGAAAAGAAAGGTTGTATGCACAATCACAAAGGTGAAGAATGTCCGGTGCATGGTAAAAAAGAATGCCCATCGACTGAGATTGAAGAAGGTAAGTATTCCTCTGGTTCAGTCACTTATGTAAAAGGCACTGCACCAGTTAGAGATCCTCAGACTGGAGAATCTTACCCTAAAGAGACTTATAAGAAAAAGGCAAAGATTCAGAAAGAAGAAATGACACCTAAAGAAAAAGGTGATTCGGAACGTGCTAGAAGTAGTTCAACTCTGGATATGGATAGAAAAACTAAAGATGCGTATCATAAAGCAAGAAGCACAATGATTGCCGCAAAGCAATTGAAAAGAGACGCTGAAGAATTGAAGAGAGAAGAAGTCGAAATTATCGATGAAGCAGGCAAGAAGTGTTGGAAAGGGTATAAGAAAGCAGGAACTCAAAAACTGTTTGGTAAAACTTATAACCGTTGTGTCAAAGCGCACTTCTCTGATTGGAGGGCAGATCTTGAACTTCAGGAGGGTGCAGCATGGACAAAAAAGTCGGGGAAAAATGAAAAAGGTGGACTCAACGAAAAAGGAAGAAAAAGCTATGAACGTGAGAATCCAGGAAGCGATCTTAAGAGACCTTCAAAGAAAGTTGGGAACAAGCGTAGAGCGTCTTTTTGCGCGAGAATGAAAGGTATGAAGAAAAAACTTACCTCAAAGAAAACAGCAAACGATCCTGATAGCAGAATCAATAAGTCCCTTAGAGCGTGGAACTGCTGATATGCAAGTAAT